CTTTGAGAAGTATAAGGATAAGATTCCTGGCTTGATGGAGGATGGGCAGGAAACTGCCGCCTTCAAGCAACTGAAGGGCAAAGGACTCTCTATCGACTTCGGTAAGGCTCGTGCTCGTGATCAAGCGCTTGCTGCCTTCTCTGGAGTTGTCCTACCTCACGCTATGCAGGAAATCAGTAAGCTCCAAAAGGAACTCAGTGCTTACAGGGATGAAGATGCTTCAGCTAAGAAAGGTTCCACATCTTCAGGTAATTCAGTTAAACCTTCCTCCGTTAAGAAAGAGGAGTCTGTTGGCTTTATGGACAATTTCCTTAAAGCCGACTTCGCATAATACAAAATAATTTGGATACCTAAAAACCTCCAGACATTGATTGTTGACGTAGCCGTTGGTAAGGAAATTCCTTATCAGCGGCTTTTTCTTTCAAGTTTATGTTGACTTTTCTATCAACTTTAGTATTTCTCTTTCCGAACCTCTCGCCTTTACAGGGTTCTAAATATAATCGTAAGCCGTTGTTCTGACGCTCAGTCCTAGTAAGACAGATGATCTATCTCACGATGAGGTTGATCCAACTTCCTAGCCTGACTATTTTTAGTCCGACTAAAACAGAACCAAACTACCTACGATTATGGCTTATTCAGTCCAAGATTACCTTACGGAGCAATCTCCGCAAATCGGCACCGACATCAATCAAAAGATGATGGAGCAACCCACCCCGTGGATCTCTCTAGTAAAACAGGAGATGTGGGAAGACGAGAAATCGTCCCAACAAAAGACCTTCCAATTCGACCGTGCTCTTCTAGAGGATGCGAACGACTTTGAAGTTGAATGGGCTGACGTTGCTGGTGGTATCACTGGCTTCGCAGATGATGAAGCGAATCACCAAGACGGAACGGCTGATGGCCTTCCTCCTTCGGATACCGTCAACTTCACAGAAACCCTTCGCAGCTACAACCTGCAACACAAGGCGATTTGGGGACCCCCAATGAACACCAACAAGCTTCGTGATAAGTTTGAACGTGGTAAACAAATGGGTGCTACCGTTAAAGCGCTTTCCGATCAATCCCGTGAAACTTGGATTGAGCGTAAGCGTTCGGAATACACTCGTGTTGCTAGCCAACTGATCGTTCTCGATTCGGGCTTCAACATGACCACGGATAATTACGGAAACCTTAGTTTCCCAATTACCACTGGCTCGGATCAATCCATTCTCACCAATGGCTTCACTGATGAGATTTATGAATACATGAATCTTCAAGGTGCTGGTAAAGGTGCGCTCGGTCTTGCTGAGAACCGTCCTGTCTATGGTCTGGTTACTAGCTCCCGTGCTTCGCGTCGTCTTATCATGGCCGATCCTGAGATTCGTGAGGATTTCCGCTATTCCGGTCAGAATGAGAAGCTGCTTGCTCCTCTCGGTGTGAAATGGAACTACAATGGTTTCTCTCACATCATTGATGACAAGACCAACCGTTGGGAATACATCCTCGCCGCTTCCGGTGCTGCTGAAACCGCACTTGCTGTTGGTCTCACTTCGCCTTCACAAGCTGCTGTTACGTCCAATAGTGTCCTCACCCTCTCCGCAGGAACCGCAGGGAAATACCCTGTGCTTGCTAAAGGTAGTGAAGTTACCATCGGTGCTAACAAATACATCGTCGTCACCAAGACCAGCGAAACCGTTTACGGTGTTGTTGATACTGGTGGTGGTGCTGCAACCAATGATTCTGCTGATTACTACAGCGTATGGATCAAGGTTCCTCAGTATGTTGTCACTGGCACTGGTCTCAACCGTAAGAAGACTCCGAATCCTCTGTGGCTCACTGCTACGTGGGAAGATTCCTACGTGTTCCACCAAGACGTTGCTACCTGCCTTGTTCCTAAGCCAATCACTTCGGTTGGTCAGGCACAATTCAAGGCTTGCGACTACAGCGGAACATTCAAGTGGACCAACTACCCTGATCGCACCATTAACCCTGATGAGTCGATTGGTCAGTTCCGTGGTGTCCTTTCCAGCGGCACTCGTCCGGATAATCCAGAGTTTGGTGTTATCATCCGACATCTCGCCGTTCCACGCCCCGATGGTCGTGTAATGGATGGTTCTTCGCTTGGTTAAGTTGAAGTGTGTGTAAGCCAGCCTCGGTCCCATGCTGGGGCTGGCTTTTTATAAGAAATGGGAACCCATAAAAATTATGAAATTATTCTCACTACAACTGCCAGAGAACGCCGATGGTAACGGTCTATGGAGATGGAGGAAGAAAGGCCACAAGAGGATTGGATTCCTCGGTAGTGCGCTAGTCATCCAAAACTCTGATGGAACCACTACAGGTGTTTCTGACTTTGCCACAGGTGATGTCGCTTCTGCTAACATCACCACTACGTCACAAGCCATTTCAACTCGGTTTGTGATCTTCTCAGGACGCACTGCTGCAACTGCCGCAACCATTCCTGCTGCTTCGGGGACTCTCCGTGAGCTTATCATCCAGAATGTCAATTCTAGCTCGGGAGCGGTGACTATCACCAGCCCGGATACGAACATATTCAGCACGGCGAATGCTTCGGCACAAGCCACCAACGTAATTGCGATTACCACCGTTGCCAGATACCTATCTGATGGAACGAGCTGGTTCCGTGTTCAATAACCCTATTTGGTTCATCCCTTGCTTCATCGCGGGGGTGAACCATTTCCTTTTCTAATTATGGCTCTACAAACAGTAACTCTAGGTGATGCGGTCACCCTCATCATCCCAATGCGAACAGGAGGGGCTGCTTTTGTTCCTGCTGCTGGCTACCAACTCATATTCACCGCGAAACTCGCTACGTCTGATTTAGATGCAGCGGCTGTTATACAGAAGAAGAGTGGTGGATTTGGACTCACTGAGTCTACGAGCAATGCGATTGTGGCCCTGTTACCAATTGATACCTCAGCTCTAGATGGAGGTATCAACCTCTACTGTGATATTCAAGCGCAGAACCTTACGGATGCAGGAGACATCAAGACAGTGGCAATCTTCCAGCTCCTCACTGTGAGGGATGTAACGAGAGATACAGATACATCAATTTCAGTTTACACTTCAGAACCTCCGGGAATAGCCTACATCAAGGCTGAAGCTCAGTCAGGAAGCTTTACGGCAGTTGCCAACTTCCAATACACCATGCTGGCTACAGGGACGGTCACAGACCCAGCTACAGCAGCAGAGGGCGATGTGTTCACCGTCTTCGTCAGTGCCGGGACAGGGACTATTGGAGGGACTGCGTATCCCGCAGAGGCGATAATCATCCGTTCATACGAATCCGCCGCTTGGAAGAATACGGTTGTTGATGGAGCCGATGGCGAACCGGGAACGATTACAGTTTCCGACACAGCGCCAGTTTCACCAGAGGATGGTGCGCTATGGCTAGACAGCACACAAACAAAGCTGTACGTTTATTATAACGACGGAGACTCCAGCCAATGGGTAAGCGTAAACTCTGGATCGTCAACAGCAGGTATTTACGAGAAGCTCGTTGTTGTCAATCAGAGCAATGTTGCCACCACGCTTGGGGGCGTTATCGACTCCACTAAGGTTTATTTCATCGACGGGGTCGTGGATCTGGGAGCAACTCAAATTACAGTCCCGCCCACGGGCATGACCATTAAGGGGCACAGCTTCGATATTTCGGGGTTAACCTCTAGCGAAGATAATTACACCATGTTTGTCTCCGAGTCTATCGTCATAGGAAGCGGCAACCTGCTTGGAGCAGATTACTACATCAAAGTCGACGGGTCTGGCTCTAAGGTCTACGAACTATACGACGCCACTGGGTTTAATGCTTTTGAGTTTGCTAGGATCAACTATAACGACTGCAGCAGCTTGGGAGACTTATACGATTACCGCCAAGGGTTTGAGGAAGGATCTGGACGTTTCGGTGGCTCTCCAAGTTTGACTTTGCATGGACTGTGGCGCGGAGGTTACCGAGTCACATCGTCAATCGTGCGGAGCCTAGCAGGAACCATGACTGCACCGCTATTCAAGGCGGGAACCTTGTTCCAGATGAATAGCAGATTCCTGACGGATATAAACTGTGATCTCCCTACACTGGCTCCATTCTGTGACTTCTCCACATCGTCATTTCCGAACCCGTCCACGATTCAATTCAAAGGCAGCATATTCAGCAGAGACGGAGCATTTAATGCCAACGATTCAAACATCATACCAAACTTAAGCCCGTCAGACCTACCGTGTGATTGGGATAACAACATAGGAATCGGCAATACCTTTGTTGGTGGGAACCTTGAATGCACCACGGAAGTTCTGACAAGCATCACCACTGCTGGAACCGCTGTAGATCTGAAGGGAACCTTCACAGCATCAGACATGCAACACTTCGATTCGCCTGTCAATGGTGCGTTGAGGCACACGGGTATTAACCCGAAGGAGTTCACGGTCAATTTCGATCTTGTGATTGATGGCGTCCAGAGTGCGGAAATTGAAATACTCCTCATAAAGATCGATTCGCTTGCGGCGGTTACAGTCGAATCAGCTCAGACCAGAATCATAAACAATCTACAAGGAGGCCGTGATGTCGCTTACTTCACAGGGCAAAAATCCGTAAGACTCAACCAGAACGACCTTGTTTTCTGGCAGGTGGCCAACGTCAATGCAACGGGCAACGTGACTCTTGAGCGATCATCCTCATGGGCGGTTCGGGAGAGATAACAAAACAACAATTTAAAATCTACCTACCATGGCAATCAACTTCCCAGCATCACCAAGCACAGACGACACCTACACCGAGAACTCCATCTCGTGGATATTCAACGGCACATCGTGGAACGCTCTCGACGAACCCACAACAGCTTCAGACATAGGTCTGGGAAACGTGGACAATACAAGCGACGCAGACAAGCCAGTCTCGACAGCGCAAGCAGCAGCCGACGATGCGGTGAAAATCGGGGTCGCGTCGGTATACGTTTCCGACCAATCACCAGACATCACAGGCGCAACATCAGCAAGCCAAGCGATCCAAGACGCAGTTGACTTAATCCCGGCGGCTGGCGGGGTTCTCGTTTTCCCGAAAGACGCAACGCTACTTTGTAAAAACATCCGGTTGACATCAAATACAACAGTGATTGCAGACGGGTGTAAATTCGTGGTTGGTGGTACGAATCCCTCGGGCTTTTCTGCATCGTCAGACAACACCCAAACCGGCATATTTCACGCATGGGGGGAGGTTGGTGCGCCATTGGAAAACATCCGAATCCTCGGCGGCGAATATGAAGGGCCACGCGTCTCAACGGATTGGACTACGCTGGGGGATGTGGACATGATTCAGATCCGATGGGTCAACAATGTGGAAGTAGCCTACACCAAGATTCACGACGCAGATCAGGATGGCATAGAGATAAAATCTTGCGATTTTGTGCGGGTGCATGATAATTTTATCTATGACTGCGTTGATGCGGCAATCGAATTTCGGGGGTGCAACTCCGTTTCAGTTTACAACAACAGGGCGCTTCGTTG